TAGTGGAAGTCACTAACATCGTAAAGGCGTTAGAGGTAATCCAATCTCAACCAGAATTCGAAGAGGCTTAAATGTCAAGAGTTGTCGCTTAAACTGATTATAGAAAATAAAAATGGGAACTTCTTTAAGCGGTTTAACACCGGCGGATACCTATCAATCCTTAATTAAGGTAGGCGACAACTCGGCATTAAGTGCCACATTAAAAACATTGTCTGATGGGGCAGGCAATGATTCCCCATTAAAACTATCTACCACAGCGGTACAGATAGTAAGCCCTTTAAGAATTTCTACTGATGATCCAAGTGACATGTACTTGGATTGTGAAGATGGTAGCCAGAATAACCGGTTCAATATCACACGTAACATTTCATCACAGCAGGTCAACCTAAACTTTGCGAGTAACCCTGCAGGTAGTACAACGATTGTGGGGGCTGTTAGAACGTATGTAGACGGCACAAACCTTTCTGAGGTGATGAAATTTCGTGAAGATGGACAAGTTACCGCAGGATATTTAGCCGTTATGGGTTCTCCTATTAATGATGCACTTGCAATACATTTAGGAGGTTCTCAAGTTTTTCAAGTTGGAAATCCTATTGTAACAGACCAATTTATGGTTATTGACTCAGTAGCAGGGAGTAAACGAGGAATTAAATTTGGAAATCAAGGTTCAACACGACAAGGTTTATTTCTAAATAATAACGACCTACAAATTGCAGAATGTAACACAACAAACTATAACCCGTGGCTTACTATTGACTATTTGTCAAATGGTAACGTAACAATTGGTGCGGGTGCAACAACTTCTATAGGTGCTAAACTCGGCATCAAAGGCTCCGGCTCAACCTCCGCCACTACATCGCTTTTGGTGCAGAATAGTTTGGGGACGCAAGCCTTTAAAATAGATGATAACCTTACAGTTGTTTGTTCGGGTCTGCTCAATGTTACTAGTGCTATAACAAGTACATTTTTAAGCGGAGGAGGTACTGCATTTACAGTTGTAGACGATAATGGAACATTTATAAGAAATTCAACGTGGAATTTTAACAGAACTAGTTTAAACGCTTGGATTGGTGGTGTTGAAGAAGTTTCTTCTTTGTTTACATTAAATAGTACGACTAAAGGCTTTTTACCACCCCGAATGACAACAACGCAAATAAATGCTATTGTATCACCTGCTGAGGGTCTTGTAGCATATAACACAACGATTTCGCATCTTTGTTGTTATCAAGCAGGTGCTTGGCAGAAATTTAATCATTCACCGATGTAATTAATTATATTTGAACCATGCAAGCCATACAAATAAATACCTTGGTTAATCTCACGAGTGGATTGACCATCCCATCAGGATCGGTTGTTGTAATAGCCGAAGGCTACGCTGATGTTAAGAGCCAGAAAGATGGCGTCATCCCTGCCCAGATCGCAACACTTGTTTATGCAAGTAGCCAATCGATAGTAGAAGGTAAAGCCCCCGTCCAAGGAATCGAGGATTTCAACACCACCTTCTCAAACCTTGAGTTGAGTGTTGTTTCTTACGAGACTATCCCGGCAGAAGCCTTATTGGTAAATTCAGTTTACGATGCTTTGGTTGTCATTTATGGCGCCGAGAACGTAGAGCAGATCACCATCTAAGTTTCTATACGCAATGACCGCCATTAAGAAGACGCCCAATGCTCTGCCCATCTCATTTGCAGAATTTCGTAAGAACCCGATTGCTGCCGTGGCTTTTTGTATGCTGTTGGCTGTTAGTTATTTGTATGTTGACCTTCGCTCGGGCTACAAAGAGCAGATCGACAAAAGCAATCAAAAGATAGATGCTCTTGATATCAAGATTGACAAGTTGACGTACGCCCTTAAGAGATCTGATTCATGCTTGGCATCTGCGATGACCGAGATTCGTATCATGCAAACAATGAAGAAACTATGAGAACGGCATTATTAGTTTTTACCGCCCTATTTATGACGGCTTATGTGTTCACAATTGCAAACGCAAGACAAACACCTACAATCGACGAAATAGATGCGTTGCTTAGCAAGGTATCAAAAAATGTAGAAAGTGCGGGAGAGGTAACCAAAATGGCTCAAACGATGAATGCAAAGATGGTTGAATCAAAGGTTGCAGAAAAGGAAGCGTTAAAAGCGGATGTTGTCAAGGCACAAGCCAAGGCGGAAAAGTATGCAAAGACCATGATGTACATGGGTATTGACACAGCAATGGCCGACATGGATACTGCATCTATTGAAAACATGTTACGACTAAACGGAATTAAATAATGGCAACAAAGGTTAAGTCAATCAAAGAGACAGCCAAGTGGAAGCCAAAGGCTCCTACCAAAAGACCCGGCGTTGTTTCAAAGAAGAAGAGTTCTTCATTGAAGACCTCTAAAAATTACGTCAAAAAATACAAAGGACAAGGATGAAAAAGATACTCGATATTTTCAAGGGAGACAAAGGCCAGTGGTCGTCTAAACGTTTTGTTGGCATCATCGGTGCATTTGTTTTGTTTGGTACCATGGCTCACAACTCCATGTCACCACAAGACATCGCGCCATCCAAAGAGTTGGTAGAGGCAGTAGAGTGGGTGACCATTCTATCGCTAGGCTTTACATCCATTGACAAGTTCAGCGGAAAGAAAAACGATGTCGAAGAGTAATGCATCTATATTGCTGCTACTGTTACTGATCTTCTGTGGTATGGTATACCTAGAGTTTGCCGTACCAAAAACAAAGGAGGTAACTCATGGCCCTGCAATACGCATCGTTCAGAAAGAGTTGGATACTTTGTATAAGATCAAACTCAAGTACAAGAAACTCCACGACACCCAGACTATTATTGATCAAAGATATGACACGATATACCTCACTCTTACTGGTGATACTTCTTGCGGTGCCACAAAGCGCCTCATCGCAATGCATCGATTCCTCGATAGTTGCGGCAAGTAACCACTACCTAATCAAAGGAGCAGAAGCCAGAGAGAATTTGGCCCTGTGCCGGGAGTTCCGCAAGGTGGACAGCGCGGTCATTGCCGAGCAGGACAAGATACAAACCAAGTTACTCGATGAGTTGCAGAAGAGGGACAACAAGATCCACAAACTCAAGCGTATTTGTATGTCACTTGCTATTGGACTAATATTCTTTATTTTTGTATAAGATGAACCTAACTGAAAACTTCTCATTGCGTGAGTTGACCTATAGTCAAACAGCAATTAAAAACGGGATTCCAAACATCCCCAAAGATCCACAAGTGGCTGAGAACCTAAAGACCTTGTGTGAAAAAGTACTAGAACCTTTAAGAGATGGTATGAAATGCCCAATCAAAATCAGCAGCGGCTACCGCTCACCGGAGTTGAACAAACTTGTCGGTGGTGCTAAGGCTAGCCAGCACAATGTTGGTGAGGCAGTTGACATTGACTTGGATGGCAAGAACGGCGAATTGTTTTCTTACATCGTTAACAACTTGGACTTTGACCAGATCATCTGGGAGTTCGGTGACGACAAGAATCCTGATTGGGTGCACGTGTCTTACAAGTCAACCGGCAATCGCAAGCAATTGTTGAAAGCCTTGAAGGTAAGTGGCAAGACCCAATACCAAGTATTGGACGCAGCAAAATTCAAAAAGAAGAAAGCCGCTAAGTAATCATTACCATCCCCCTCTAATCAAGGGGGATTTTTATTTTTAAAAAAGCCATATATTTGTGGTAATGAAATTAACTCAAGAGCAGTTGGAGACAATCCAACAAATGAATACAGAGTACACGCGTTTGAGAATGAGCATCGCTGATTTCGAAATGAATAAGTACGCTGCATTAAGTGCAATGGAAGCCTTGCGTGAGAAGTTCTCCAACCACGAAAGACTTTTGATCGAACTCTATGGTGAGGATGCGGTCATAAACATGAAGACCGGAGAGATAACAAAGAAGGAAAAAGAATAACAAAATGAAAATTTCACAGTACGCCAACGCCACACCCCTTGGGGTATCTAGCAAGTTGATCGGAACAAACGTTTCCGCTAACGACGAGACTGCTAATTTCACAATCTCCGATGTGTTGGCATTGAGACCCGATGCAGAGATGTATATGATCAACAACACCACTGACACTGTTGTTGCTACTGTCAATGTACCGGTGAAGGTGGAAGGTACAACAACATCAGGCGTATTGTCTGGGTTTACTATGCCATCTAATAACCGATTGACATATACAGGAACAAGTTCTGTTACGGTATTTGCTAGTGTTTCGTTTACTGCTTATCGCACAGCCGGTTCAGATGCTACTATCGAGGCTATCGTATATAAGAATGGTACAACACCGCAGGTGAATACAACTACCAAAACATTGATTACCCTTAATAGAACATCTGGTCTATCACAGGGATTTATTACATTGGCGACCAACGACTACATAGAATTATGGCTTGTCAACACAACCGATGCTACTGATATTCTCGTTAATACGATGAACTTCAGTGTAGTATAATAGTACGAGTAATTAAATTTAATCTAATCAAATGAAATATGGACATCAGGAAAATAGCGATTGGTCCGGACTACAAGGGGGGTGCTATGCATTATATCGTTGGGCAAAAGGTTCTCAACGACACCAATGAAATACATCTAATCAAGTACGACGAGCGCCGACAATCAATTAAGATTTACATCATCAACCCCAAGAATGAGGTGGTGCTTTGGAAAGAGTTCTCTTCCACTATTCCTGTATCCATAGAATACAACATTAACTATTGATGCAGTCGCCATTCTATTTTATCGCAAGACCAGTTAAGGGAAGACGATACAACAATACCAAAGAGATAGCCGGTATTGAAGTGATCGTTAGCACATCGGAAGAGGACTACAAGTTTTCTAACCGAGAGGCTGAGGTCGTTGAAGTTCCTAGGGGATACCGAGGCCCCATCGTCCCCGGAGATATTTTATTAGTACACCACAATGTTTTCAAATTCTACAACGACATGCGGGGAAACCGCAAGAGTGGGAAAAGTTTCTTTCGTGAAGATTTATTTTTCATCGAACTTGACCAATTTTTCCTATTCAAACACGCAGATGTATGGCACTCATACGACAGATATTGTTTCGTCAAACCCATACCTGCAAAGCACTCTCACATATTCAAGCCGTTCAAAGACGAGCCGTTGATGGGGCAGATGTGGTATCCCAATGAATACTTACTGAGTAAGGGCGTCAACAAAGGGGACATCGTTTGCTTTCAACCCGAAAGCGAGTACGAGTTTGAAGTGGATGGAGAGAGATTGTATAGAATATTCGACCACCATATAACAATTAAATTATGAACTTTATAGTATTAGACAATGTATTGATTGATCCCGATCTGTACGTAAGGGACATCAACAAGCAGGGATTTATAGATGTCAATGATGGAGACAAGGTGTTCAAAAACATTCAGCCTCGTCCTAGCCACGATATGTTTGCTCGTATAGTAATGGCTTCTTTAGGGCCGGACTACGACGTGGCATTTAACTTTGTGCGTAAATCTCCCGAGGGGCAGGAAGAGCCCAACTACATCCACAAGGATGATATGATGGGCGATGTTACCGCCATCCTTTACTTGAGCAAGACTCATCCAAAAGAAGACGGCACCACCATCTACGACGAGGACGGGAATAAGTCGTGTGTGTTTTACTCCAAGTACAACCGCATGATTATATTTGATTCAGAACTCGCGCACTCTAGAAACATATTCGAGAACTTCGGCAAGGACGAAGGAGCAAGGCTAGTGCAAGTAGTGTTTTTGAAAGGTAGGGTATGATAGACAACGATGAAATCAAACTAAGGATCATCAAGGCTGGCTATGCCGCGGTCGACAAGTTGATTATGGTCGCCGAAGAAGACATCATTAAGCCGGGCGAAGATGACGATCTGTCTGCCGATAAGTTAAAGAACGCAGCAGCAACCAAGAAGTTGGCTATATTTGATGCATTCGATATTCTAAACCGGATCACTTCTGAGAAAGAGAATATTGACATGGCTAATAACGGCCCCAAAAAATCAGATTCTAAACGTGGCTTTGCAGAGAGACGATCAAAATAGTTTATACACGGTCCTTGTTGATTACGTTCCGAAGGCCACCCTTAACCACAAGAATGCGGTGAAAGGATGGAGGTACGGCTATAACGAGCAGTGTGATATGGTCGTTATCTCAAAGACAGGACAGATCGGGGAGATATGGAAAGTGTCAGGGCTGATCATCGCCCTACCGCTGAAGCCAGAGAAGGTGAACTCAAGAAGCACCAAGCCCTCCCATCAGTACTGGGAGAGGGCTGAGTATCCAAAAGAATTACAGAGGATACAATCCATCTTCCAATGGAACGAACTCCCATCGGGGTTCAAAGACAATTGGATTGATTACGTGGAGAGTCAGTACGATTACAGAGACCAAGGTTATTGGTTTATGAATGATGGCATACCCACTTACATGACCGGGAGCCATTGGATGTATTTGCAATGGGCTAGTATTGACGTGGGTTATCCCGACTACAGGGAAGCCAACAGAATATTCTACATATTTTGGGAGGCATGCGTCGCTGACGAAAGATCCTTTGGTATGATATACTTGAAGATACGTCGTTCAGGATTTTCATTCATGTGTTCGTCTGAGGTGGTGAACACGGCTACGCTTGCAAAGAACTCAAGGATTGGTATTTTATCCAAGACTGGTATCGATGCCAAGAAGATGTTTACCGATAAGGTAGTGCCCATCAACAGTAAGTATCCGTTCTTCTTCAAGCCGGTGATGGATGGTATGGATAAGCCAAAGACAGAATTGGCGTACCGCGTACCTGCATCGAAGATCACCAAGAAGAATATGTACGATGTGACGATGGACGAGGTAGATGGATTGGATACCACCATTGACTGGCGTAACACAGAAGAGAACTCCTACGATGGAGAGAAGTTGTTGCTATTGGCTCATGACGAATCAGCAAAGTGGACCCGACCAAACAACATCCTCAATAGTTGGGCTGTAACCAAGACGTGTTTGAGGGTGGGTAGCAGG